GTTGCATCAACGCAAAGTTCGTCTGATAATAGTTACCTAATGTATCATAACGAAATATTAGACGAAAAAATTTTGCATGCCCTTAATTGTAATTTCTTCTTCGTAATTACATTTTGGACATTTGAATTTTACATCTTTTTTAATCTCAGGCATTTTATCAAAAAAGTCTTTGAATTTCTCCAAATCTTTTTGTTGCATAGAATCAATAAATTCTTCCAGTTCTTCTTTGGTCGAATCTTTGGCATAATAAATTTGGTCTTTATCAAAGATATATTCAATACAATCAATTAGAACACGGGACAAAACTTCATTCTCATCCAAGTCTTCGTATTTTTTAATCATTTCAAATGTAGGATATTTTAAGGTAATACCTAAATTTTCTGTTAATTTAATTTGATTGGTGTGATCTGGGTGTTTTGTGGGTTCAATCTCTAAAAGATTAAATTTGAATCCGACAGTTCCACTACATTGGACATCTTCACCTTCTTCATTTTTTACCACATTGTTACACTTATATTTTAAGTCAACAATTTCTTCAACTGACCTTGCTCTCATATTCATAAAGAGAAACTCAAGGTCAAATGTTGGTAGTGTGTCAATATCAATTTCATCCAATACACAGTTTTTCAAAACTTGTCGAATAACATTAATTGTTTCTTTTGCATCTTCTGATTCTGCCGCCATGAGAAAGAGTTTTTGTTCTTTCACAAGAAATGGGCGGAAACGAATGGGCTTTCCGGTTGAAATGAGTTTCACTTCATAGATTGGAACATCTAGTTTAGGTAGCATAATATCCTCGCTTGTTAATTATTAAAGTGCTCTACCAAATGGTAGAAGTCTTGACCCAGCCGCACCAAATAGTGATGCTGCAGCTGCGCCAATGTCATATGTACCTTCATATATGGTACGATATTTCTGATATGCAAATGAAATTGAAAGTCGATGAAAACCATCGTCTGCCCAACTCAATGATTGTGGTGCAACTCCAATTGGAAATGCATCAATCAATTCAACTGCATAAATTTGTTTGATAAAATCATCATATTGAATAATTTTAATGTTTGTCAAATACCTTGATTTATCACCTTTTGGAAATCTCAAGTTGTTTGTGTCTGTTGGATGAATTGCTTCCATCCAACGGTCAAATAGTTTTCTTTCATAGAATTCATTCGTACACAAGAATGTTAATGATGTATCACTATATTGGGTTTGATAAGGTACTTTGAAAGTTGGTCCGTAAATCTTAACATCCGCAGTTGTCATCGTTTTACCAGGCAATTCTGCGGCTTCACATTGAAGTGCCAAGTTGCGAGACATGGATGAGTTGGATGTTTTAGAAAATTCGTCTTGTTGTCCGCCACGGCCGAATGCAGAATTAATTGCATCTGAAACATCACTAAAAATTGAATTTGGAAAATTCAAAATCTTTTCAAAAATTGAGTTACCAATAAATGAATTTATATAAGGAGGAATAGGAAGAATAACTTCATAACGACAAGTTTTAGCTAACCCATCCTTTGATCTAATATTTGCTAAAAATAAATTTGGTGAAAATGCCATTAGAATTTTTTCCTTGAGTCTGCATAAACTTTACTTGTTGTTGCACCAACAAATGATTCCACAGGTAACATTGCTGCAATGTCCCATTCATCTGCGGTAATTTCTAAAAATCTTGATTCAATCTGTGTAAATAAATATCTCTTAATACAAGGTGTGGCTTCAAATATTCTTGACGCAGCTGATAGATAGCGGTAGTTAATTTTGAACTTTGTTTTATCATCATAAGTATCGTTACTTGTCGTATCACTTAATTTGTCCAACAAAATCATACGATGTTTGGGATGAATGTAATGTAAATTCAGACCTAAAAAACCATCATTATATCGTTCAATTGGAATCACCAAAGGAAATTGATCATAGTATGGCATACTGTCTTTTGTCTTTGGATCATAGAAGTAGAAATACATTTTTCCAATCATGGATGTATTTTTAAGTCTTTGCCTATCTGTCATCAATCCGGATGAGGTTGGTTTCAAGTCTTTAACTTTTGCTCGCAACCATGCCCTAGAAGCATTGGTTCTAGGTGTTAATCCTTCTTTTGCGAGTGATGCTTTAATTCTATCAAGTAGTTTTGCCATTATCTATTTATCTCATATGCCTAAGTCTTTTTCGGTTAATATTTTGAATTGCCAACCATGCTCTTTGCAAAACAAATCGGCAGCTCTCCACTTTTCTTGGTTTACGGCATATGCTGCAGACTCTTGGATAAATCGTGCCGTTTTGCGTCTCCGAACTGGTTGTTTTGTTTGTGACTCTGGCTTTATCTCTAGTATCAGTGTAGTCTCCTGGCCGTCTTTCCGTTTGATCCTGACGATGAAATCTGGAAAATAACGATGCACTTTTTGATCAATAGGAGACTTGTAGGGTATGGCAATCTCTTCCGATGCCCACCAAATAACATTTGAGTTATCGTCTAACCACTTCATTACCCTAAACTCCCATGAAGAACGGTAGACAATATTTGTTGCATTGCCGTTATACTTCTTTGGATTCCTAGGATTGAAAATTCCTTTTTTATATGACATAAATACTATCTATAACTCTTTAGGACAATCATGGCACTTTTTGGTTTATCAGATATATCATTTAATAAAGGTACTTCCTCAAGAAAGGGTCCTTTAGCGGCTTTAGTGGGTAACGAATTTAAAACGACAACATTAAGATATCCACTAGATATTGGTAATGCAGATAAAGCACATTACATGGTGTTTTACATCAAAGCACAAACAGCAACGCAATTTAAGTTTACCGCCGCAAAAGATTTTACCTCTGAAGATTACGCACAAGCTGGTTCAGCCAGTTCAATTAGGGGTGCGATGAGTGGTGGCGGTGCATCATTAGGACAACAACTTTTAGCCAAAGTCAATAGTGGACTAGGACAATTAAATGCAAAAACAAATGGTGCATTAGGCGGTCTTACAGGTGCTTTAGGTAAAGCAGCAGGTGGTCTTGCAAGCAGTGTTGACAACCTGTTTGGTAAAGCAAGTTTATCTATAGGTGGTAACTCTGCATCAACCAGTGCTCATATTGACACTTCAATAAAAGCAATTACAAATAAAAGTTTTTTAAAAACAACGCAATTGACTACAGATGCTATTGCAATGTACATGCCAGATTCTTTGAATTATTCTTACGCCCAATCATATAGTGATTTGAGTTTAGGTAATGAATTGGGCGGTAAAGCATTAGCCGCAGGCGCATCATTAAAAGATGCGTTTAAGAGTGGTGAAGGTGCCTCGGGTAAGGCCGGTGCAGTTCTTAAATCTGCCGGCACATCCGCTGGACTTGAGGCGGCTTCTGCGATTGCGGGTGTAGTAGGCGGTGTGGCAGGTTCTGGTACTGCACAATTAGGATTTCAAGCTGCAACGGGTACTGTTAGAAACCCAATGTTGGAAATGGTGTATTCATCACCTGGTTTTAGGTCTTTTCAATTTGAATTTACATTTTATCCAAGAGATGAAAGGGAAGCACTTGAAGTTCAGCGCATCATTGAAAGATTTAGATTCCATCAAGCACCAGAATTGGTCCAAGGCGCACAAGGTTTCTTAATACCTCCTTCAGAGTTTGATATCAAATTTTACTATGCAGGTTCAATGAACCCAAACATTCCTGCTATGGCGACTACAGTACTAACACAGATAGATGTTAATTATACACCAAACGGGTGGACTGCATATGAAGTACCAGGTGAAAACAAACCTGCACTAGGTAGAACAGGCATGCCTGTTGCAATTACAATGCAATTACAGTTTAAAGAAACAACTTTCCTCACAAAAGATGATTTTAAAGGTGGTGAAAAAGGAGGAATTGTCAAAAGAGATGCAAAAGGTGTTTTAAATTAACAATTACAATAAAAAGATGATAACTTAAATGGCTAGATTTTTTAATTACTTTCCAAAAACAGTTTATACCGCTAACACTAATGTTAGTGGCTTAGATACTGTAACAAATATAATTTCACGATTTGGGTTTGAACAAAAACTTAAAGAAAATTCTGCGGCATTTTACAAGTATTCAATACAAGATTCAGACACGCCTGAAATTATTGCTCATAAATTTTACGATAGTTCAGAAAGACATTGGATTGTTTTGATGTTTAATGATATAATTGATCCACAATTTGATTGGCCTTTGAAATACGAAACCCTTATCAAGTATGTTGATAAAAAATATACTGCAAACGGTGTTGCAAATACAACAGTACAAACTGGTCTTGCATGGGCAATGAGCATTAATAATGTACATTCGTATTACAAAATTGTGAAAAGAACATCTGCTGATGGAACAGTCATCGAAGAAAAGTTGCAAATTAATGCCAATACATATGCAAATGTGGCTGCAACATCATCTTCAATCACATTACAAAGTGGAAACATAATTACACAAGCAGTCACTAAAGAAAAGAAAACATATTAT